AGCCTCTTCGCCGGAAGTAGTTCCGTCGAGCTGATCGATAGCTGTGTAGAATCTGCTCTGAGGTACCTTGATAACGCCAGCGAACTGAGCGAGCACTTCGCGGCTCTTTGTGGTATCCATATCTCTAACAAGGCCGTAGAGTGTAGGAGTGATGAAGAGGTATCTCTCAGTCTGAGGAACCTCATCGTTATCCATACCGTCAGCTGCCGCAGAGATAGCTGCGATTACAGCGGAGCCAGTAGAGAGAGCTGCTGCTGTAGTTGTGCTGATGCCGGAAAGTCCAGCATAAGAAGCAAAACGGAAAGCATCGAGCTCAGGCACTACCTTAGTGCGGATGAACTCACCAGCGAGACGTCCGAAAGCTACGCCAGCGGTCTCGATGTTGTCCATGTTGTCAACCTGGAACATACGACCTCTGTCGAAGTTGCACGCTACTGTCTCCATAGTGAGAGTTACGTCGCCGTTAACGTATCCGGAGCTCTTAGAGTAGTCTCCAAGGCCGTCCATGCTCATCTTGGGGATGATGAGCTCGTTAGCGTTTGCGCCCTGCTGTACGAGCTCATTAGAGCCGTCGAGTACAGCTGTAAGAGATGCGTTCTTATATACTTCATCGAGAACGCCTGCGATATACTGCTTGAATAATGCGATTGAATTAGCCATGATTATTTATCTCCTTCACTTTTCTGTGTTGAGAGTCCAGCGGCCGCCCTGATCGAGTCAAGGAAAGCGTCTCCGCTGGTTCCTCCGGTTACTTTGCCGATGGCTCCGACCTTGCCGACCGGTGCCGGTTGATCCTCACCGAAGAGCATCTTACTATCCTCAGCTTCTGCGAGCTTCTTAAGAGCTGCAGCGACGTCCTCCTTCTGGTTCTTGGATGCCTTAAGCGCTTCCACGTCCAGAAGTGCCTTGATCGCCTTCGGGTTTCTTCCCTTGGCCTCAGTGATGGCGTCCTTAACAAGATCATCAAAGTCTCGATCAGCGAGCTGGGAGGCGTAGCTCTTATCCTTCTCGTCGAGCTGCTTCTTGAGCTCTGCGATCTCAGAGTTGAGCTTGTCAGCATCCACGTCCTTGAACTTGTCCAGGCTCTCTGTGAGAGTCTTCACTTTGTCCTCGGAAGCGGTGAGCTTATCCTTCTGCTTCTCGTAGTCTGTGACTGTCTTGTAGTTCTCCTTGACCTCTTTGTCGATGGCCGCCAGCTGTTCGGCCGTGACCTCAAGGCCTGCGTCTTTGAGTATTGCTTCGATGTTCTTCATGTTTTTGATCCTCCTAAAATGATTTATTAACCGGACTTTCTCCGGTGGGAAATTGCGCCGGAAGGATTTGAACCTTCGACCTCCGGGACATGATCCCGGCGAGCTTCCAAACTGCTCCACGGCGCGACGGATCTCAGGCTACTACCCTGAGCCGGTTATCTTTAGCGCGGATACCTACCTCTTCGCTAAAGCGGTGATATTCCTGCGTTTTGGCCTTTATTTTTCGATCATATTCCTGCTTTTGGTCTGCAGGTGCGACATACTCCTCACGCTTTAACGCCCTGATCTCTCGCTCCATGCTCCGCTGGTGCTGAGTCGCGTCATAATAGTCGTATGTCTTGCCGTCCACTTCCTTCTCCTCCCAAGTCTCCAGGGGCTCCGGTATCTCACTGATGCCCTCAAAGAACGGATAAAAAGTATGTCGGCAGTTAACGCCACAGATACCTGCAGCATCGCCATATCCGGCGCCTTCCCCGCCATCACATGGCAGCGGATCGCTAAAGTCCGGATATTTGTCCGACTTGCCGGACATAGAGAAGACCTTGTTCTCGACGTCTGCGTGCTCCGGTCTGGCTCCCTCATGCTGGGAGACGATAACCAGATCGACGTCTGAGCTCTTACAGTTGGCCTCTGTGATCCTTCCGGCCATCTGGTTCATGGAAGTACGCACACACATCCGGGCCGATGTATCGAGCTGATAGCTTCGTCCGCTCGCGTAGTCGATGGAGCGGAGTCCGGAGTGGGCCATCTCCTTCACAACTCTGTTACAAGCCTCATCGAAGGAGAAGGAGCCGGTCGCTACTTCCAGGAGCGCTGTATCCAGCGATCTCTGATATGCCTGCATGACTCCGGTCGTCCCGAGCGTTGTGCCCTTGAAGCCGGTGGTCCGTGTCAGGTTCTTAAGCTGACCGTTTAGATCCTTCTGGAAGCTGCTGATGATCTGACTCATGCCGGAGGGCTTACTAAGATCGGCCCCGGCCAGCTCCCACATAGAGAGATCATTGTTATATGCCATGTCGCCGGCCTCAGCTACGAGCTTATTGCCCGCCACTTTAGCCTCTGCGGTGGTCTCTTTTATGATCTGAGCTACCTCGGCCTTGTAGGCCTTAGTGTTCTCAGCTACAAACTGCACATACTCCGGATCAGCTCTGAGGATCTTCATGACCTCGGTGTAGATCTGCGCGGTAGAGAAGCCCTGCTCCTGCATATTGCGGGCCATTATCTCAGCCGTCTCAGTGAAGCGGTCGGTCTTGCGCACTCGTCTGGCGATGTCCTGCAGGACGTCCTTCTCCATGTTCTGGTATAGACCTACGAGATACTTATCAGCTAAGACCTCGATCTGCTCATCCGTTAATGCCATACGTTAATCCTCCGGTTCGTCTCCTTCGTCCGGATCCGTTCCGTTGATGTAGGAGATCGCCTCTTCTCTCTCACAGTTAAGTCGCTCCATCACATAGAGGATGGTGAACTCTTTAACCTCCGGGAAGCTGAGCGCGTCGGCTCTCATCTGCTCCAGCTTGCTGACCTTGTCCTCGATATAGCTGTCATCGAACTCTATGCAGATCTCCTCATCGAGCTCCCAGGTCGTACCCTGGAACTGATTAGAGAACCACACGATCGCCTCGACGATGCCCTCGATGTAGGCCGTAGCTTCCTGCCTCTGCTTATTGAGCTCCTGCATCTCATCCTGGCGCTCTCCGATGTACTGGGTCGCCGTCTGGATCTGAGCGTTCTCGAAGGTGTACTTCTTGGTGCCGTATCCGAACATCATGGAGAGCAGTGAGAGCGAGAGCTCCATGGCTTCCTTGATCGCTCCGGTACGGATCTCCGGGTTATATTCCTGGATCAGGCTCTTCTGATCCGGAAGCTTCTCACCCAAGAGTATGAAGAGCCTCTTCTGCTCCTCAGTCATTACCGGGTTGCCATCTGCGTCCTTCTTCACTGTCGCGAGTAGCTCGTTGATCAGGAGAAGCTTGTCGCCCTTGGAGAGATCTCCGTGCAGGATATTCCAGCACAGATCCATGACCTTGAGCGCCGGGATGGCGTTGTATAGTTTAGGCAGGCCGTAGCCTTCCATATCGTCCAGGTTGTTAACTTCCGCGGTCCTCATGATCGCGAAGGGCTTAACCTCACCGAGCTGGATGACGATGTGGCGCTCATCCAGTGCTCTGTTATTCTCATCAAATACATAGGTCTCAGCAGTATAGAGCCCGTTTTCGTCCTTCGTGAAGACTACGAGCGTCTGCTCATTGTGGCCACGTACCAGATCGGCGCCTACGAAAGCGCACTCGATCACGTCATCGTTCTCTACTGTGAGCGGTACGATTCCGGCCGCGTTCACGTAGTTTATACGGATATCTCCACCGGTTACGCTGCCATTATCGAGGAGCGTAGCGTTATCCAGGCGGATATAAGCTCCTACCGTACCGGATGCAGCCAGTCGCTCCAGCTGCTTACGATACATAACATCGAAGCGGTTCTCGTCCAGGATCTCCTGCACGCCGTCGAACTTCTTCTCGTTTTCGCCTGCGTTGATCTCCACGATCTCGCAGAGATTAGCGTCATCGCTGCAGCATCTCTTCGCGAAGTTAAGCTTCTCGAGGTGTACCTCCTGGCCGTTTAGGTTCTTACGGGTGTGGAAGTCGCTCTCCTCGTTGGTATACCATTGATCACAGATCTCGATAATGTTCTGGGCGTTTTCGTTGTACTTGTAGCCCATTCTTTTAAGCTGCTGGATGGCAGCAGTCACTTTACTCTTCTCGTCGGCCATTGTAGCCCTCCTATGTGTTTAGGTCGATATACTCGACGAAGTCCAGGAAGCAGTAGCAGTTCGCATCATACCAGTCGTTGATGTTGCCGATGTTCTTATCCTCCGGTCTGTCCGGATCCTTAGGATCCCATACCAGAGAAGAGAACGCCCTGATCGTATTCTCGCAGCGCTTGTTTACCTTTAAGCGCCCGGAGTTGAACAGTCTCGAGAGCGTCTTCGGTCTGTCCTTTACTTCGTTCTTCCTGCATCCTGATATATTCCGCTTCGGAAGTCCGGCCGCTTCGGCTGTCGCTCTTAATGAGTTGATCATCGTAGAGCTGGCAGAGTCCGGGAAGATCCAATCTACCCGGCCGTACTTCTTGAGCACTGACTTGTAGAAGTCAAGCCAAGCTCTGCAGATATCGTCTGCATTTATGTCATCGGTGAGCGGAAGACCGCCCTCCTCTAAGACCTTAAACTCGTGATACTTACCGTAGTATCCCCACAGCGCGAAGGTCGTCTCTGATCCGTTACCTCCGAAGTCCACGCCCATGACGATCTTACTCATCGGCAGCAGGACCGGGTTACCCTTCTGGTCGATCTTGACCAGTCCGTCCTTGTTCTTCTCATAGAGCTCGTCGTCTGTGAAGGTGTAGGCCTCAGGGTTGTCCGCAAAGAAGCGGAAGACCAGACCCTCAGCTCTCGCCCACTTGCCGAGGATGTAACGGTCATAGTAGACGGTGCCGGCGTACTCCTTACAGAGCTCATCTACGAAGCCCTTAGGGAGATACGGGTTATCATATATCGTGTATTCCTGCAGATAGACGTCTGCGTCTGACTCCAGGAACTTCTTCATCCAGTGCTCCGGATCTGCCGGGTTACAAGTACCATCGAAGCAGCTCCGCTCTGTCCTCAGTCGGGACTTAAGCATCTCAAACACTTCCTGCGACCAGGTTGTGATCTCATCGCCGTAGCAGTACTCGATCGTCGCGCCCTGGATCCTGGCCACCTGGTTAACCTTATCGGCTCCCAGGCAGTAGACTCTCTTACCGAAGAGGTCCGCAGTGTTGTCGCTCTTTATCATGCCGACCATATCCGGGCCGTAGATCGCTCGCATCGGGTCCAGGATGTTCCTGGCCAGTGTGCCGCGTGTGTTGCCGATCATGACGATCAGGCCGTCGCCCGTGCAGGATCTTATCCGGTACGGAAGCATGAAGTTATAATCAAGCCATGACTTTCCGGAGCCGGTTGCTCCGGTCTTTATGTTCCAGCGATGCTTTGAGCGCTTGATATATTCTCTCTGCATCTTTGAGATCGGGCTACTCATCCGGATCCTCTGCGCGGACCTTCTCGATAGTTGCCACCATCTCGTCGAGCTTAGCCAGCTGCGTCTCATCTACGAAGCTGACCTTATCGCGCCACTGTTTAGGCTTCCGGTTCTTTAACCAGAAGATCTGAGCGGTCACATCGCCCATCTTGGCCTTTTTGAAGAGTGCGTTCTCGACCTCATAGTCGGCTACGTCCTTCGATCTTTTTAAGGCCTCCGAAAACTCCGCGTGTTTAAGCTTCCAGTCGTAAAATGTGGACTGCTGGATGCCTATATTTTTAGCTATTTGCACGTCAGTAAGACCGTCACGAGCCCATCCTTCCACCAGGACGAGACCCTTACGGTCTACAAAGTCGTCGTATTTACTTTTACGGCCGACTTTTGCCATGCTACTCGCTCCAATCTAAGCCGTAACGATCGATTATCTCGTTAAACTCCTCCACATCATGCGGCACGACCTTATAGGTCGGCTCTGCGTTCATGTTAACGCCACAGTGCAGAAGCTCGTGGTGCAGCAGGATCCTGATCTGCTGACTCGTAAAATCGATCACGTTCGGCTCATACACAGTTATCAGAAAATCATACGGGATAAAAGCCTTGTATCGATCGGGTACTCTCTCACACTGTCCGAAGACCGTCTTACCGTTCGATACCTTCGCCTTGTTGGAAGACATAAAGCCGATCGAGACCTCTGTCTCCCTGATCCAGTTAAGGCTTTTCTCTGCCTGGATAAGCTCCGCCCCT